AGGTGGTTTTGAACCTGGATATCAAGACGATGGTACTTTTGTAAATGAAGCTGGACAGGGAAGTTCTATGGGTTCCTATACAGATTTTGAAAGTTTAATTGAAAACGATCCAGAAATGGCAGGAAATATTGCTGAAACTAAAGGAAGAGGAACAGGAAGTGGCTTTTTATTTGATACTAGACTAGCTCCAGAACTGTACGACAGAGCTATGGCAGCTCGTGAGGCTGAAAGAAGTAGGAATCCTCAAAAGACTATAACAGAAAAAATACTAATAAAATCAGAGAATAAAAGTAACTTTGCCCCCGCTCTTTATGATTTTAATTATGATTTTGGAGGAACTAGTTTTACTTCTGAAGGAAGAGGAGATACTCCTGCTGACGCACCTACAAATGCATCGCAAGCAGCACAAGATACAGCTGCCTATGAATCTCTTGGCGGTAGTTCTGATGCTGGTTCTGATTCTGATTCTGGATTCGGTGATGGATCTTGGGGATCAGGTGACGCTGGTGATGAAGATTTTGCATCAGGCGGTCGTGTAGGAATGCAAGATGGTGGCGAAGCAGAGATGGCTAATCTTGGCATGATTAACGAGCAAGCTGCAGGTCCTCAAAACGGTGGTCAACAATCAGTAAAAGACGACATTCCACGCGAAGCAGATGCTGGCGATTACATTCTTCCTTACGAAACAGTTCTTGAAGTTGGTCTTAAACAGCTTAACAGGTACGCTAAAGAGGCAATACAACTAGCTATTAAGAATGGTGTTAATTTAAAAGGAACTGATCTTGATCCAAGTGATGATGTTCCAATAAAAGTAAGCAACTACGAGTATCACATTCCTAAAGGTCTTGTACCTTACTTTGGTGGTGGTAAAAAGTATCTTGATAAAATACGTAACGAAGGTCTTGCTCTACGTAAGAGGCTTGAAGAAGAAAAACAACCTTCAGTTCAAGAACAACAACCTTTGGAACAAAACCCACAACCAGCACCGCAACCTCAGATGGTAGCTGACGCACAACCAGAACCACAAATGCCAATGATGCAGAAAGGTGGTTTTGTTAATGATCCAGTAAAAGCAATACAATCCGCAGAACAAGTATTAGCACAAGATACATCACAACCTGCACAATCTGCTTACAATCAAATGCAAGCAATAGAACGTTCTAGAGTACAAAGTCAACAACCACCAATGGTCAACCCTGACGGTAAAGTAGTGCAACAAGGTTTTGCAGCACCTCAAGGTTATGCTTTAGGAACACCAGAAGGAGGCGTACCTGAACCCGAAGAATCTCAACTTCCTGAAACTCAAATGGAAACATCTGCAAATCAACAGAATAGTCAAGAACCTGTTCAAATAGCAGACGCTGGTTTTGATAAAGCTTTTAAGGATGCTAGAGATTCTGGTTTGAGAGAATTTGAGTTTAACGGGAAAAAATACAACACAGTAGAGTCGGATGATGAAGAAACTTTTAAAAAAATAGAAAATCTTCCAATAGATAAACTAATGGCATTAACCGCATTAGGAGAAGCAAGATCAGAAGGAAGAGAAGGAATGAGAGCAGTAATGCATGTCATTCGTAATAGAGTAAAATCTGGAAGAGATAAAGAATTTGGAATAGGTAAATACGAAAATCCATACAAAAGCGTAATATTAAATCCTGGAGCATTTAGTGCTTTATCTGGATTTAGAAGACCAAATACCAGTAAAGAAAAAGAAAGAACTAACTTTAAACAGTTTACAAAAGTTAAAAATAACAATGAAGATTATATAGACGCATTAGAAGATGCAGGAGCAATTATGAGAGGTGAATTAGAAGACCCCACTAAAGGCTCTCTTTTTTATGTTAACGAAAAAACTATAAAATCTCAAGGCCGACAGTTACCGTCACATTTAAAAAACAGAACTAAAAAAATTCAAATAGGTAATCACTCTTTTTATAATTATAATATGGGTGGCTTTGTAGATAAGGTGATTGATACGTAATGGAATTTCGTGGAGAATTTATAGACTACATAAAGCGAGTAGAAAACGGAAGCAAGGTTGGGTTTGATGGGTCGATGTGGTTACCACACCCCTCACCCGAAGGCGGTAACGATACTATTGCTTACGGTCATAAATTAAAGGATGACGAAAGCTGGATGCAAAAAGGCATATCTGAAATGGACGCTGAAAATCTATTAATAGGTGATTTAATAGTAGCATCAGAAGGAGCCAGCAGAGTTATAGGCGAATTTGCAAGTGATGACTTTGATACACTATGTCAAAACTGCCAAGAAATATTTACAGACTTCGTATTTAACTTGGGTGCTAACGGACTTCGTAAGTTTCCAAAGTTTGTATGTGCTACAACAGATCACAATACTGAAGGTATGAAACAAGAATATAAACGCTATTACCGTAACGGATATGGCGAATTAAAAGAATTAGAACATCGTAATGCAGAATTTGCAAGGATGTTCTTTTAATCAATGGCTACCCACATAACATGTCGTTATTGGCCCCATTGCTAACCTACTGATGGCTACCCATGTTTTACATGGCCCCACGAAAGAGAGGTAAAAATGACTATCGAAAATGAAACTGAAACTTTAAACAACGAAGAACTAGAGCCGACCCCATACGAAAATCAGTATAGGAATACTTTAGGTGATGACGATGACGATGGAGATATTGAAGACCCCATTGATATGGCTACTCCTCAACCTCGACAAAAGCAAGGCATGATAGATAAAAATAGTGAACCTCAAGATGCCCATGACTATAAAAAACGTTATGGTGATCTAAAGAAACATTATGACACTAAGTTAAATGAATGGAAACAGCAATCGGAACTTCTAAAAGCCGAACTCGCTATATCGGAAAAAGCTCAACAAATACCAGAGTTGCCGAAGAGTGAGGAAGAGTTGGAAGAATTTCGAACAAAGTATCCAGATGTTTACGATGTTGTTGAAACTATCTCAACACTTAAAGCAAGCGATAGAGTTAAAGAAATAGAAGGAAGACTTGAAGAGTTAAAAAATAAGGAGCAACAAGCAGTAGTTCAAACTGCGGAGCAAGAATTAATAAACTTTCATCCTGATTTTGCAGACTTAAAAGAAGACCCTAAATTTCTTGATTGGCTTGATGAGCAACCTTCGAATATATCTGACGGGATATACAAGAATAACACTGATCCAAAATGGGCAGCTAGAGTTATCGACTTATTTAAAGCGGATAACGGTACTGTTTCTAAAACGAGGTCGCGTAAACAGAAACCAAGTAATAGTAAACGTGCTGCTGAATCTGTAACAAAAACTAATAAAAGACGTTACATTGAAGATTTACAGGACGATACAAAAATTTGGACTGTTGCTGAGATTTCAAAACTTAAACCTTCTGAGTTTGCTCAATTTGAAAAACAAATTGATAAAGCTTCACGCGAAGGTAGAGTTGTGAACTCTCTATAATTTTAACTTAACTTTTTGTAGAAAGGAGAAAGCTAATGGCTTTTTCAACAGCTGCAGGTTACGAAAACTTACCAAGTGGTAATTTCGTTCCTCAAATCTACAGTCAAAAAGTTCTCAAGTTCTTTCGAAGAGCATCGGTAGCGGAAGCAATAACCAACACCGACTACTCTGGAGAGATCGAGAACTTTGGAGATACTGTAAACATAATCAAGGAACCAACAATTTCGGTTTCTTCCTACACTCGTGGTTCTACCGTTAATACTGAGAATTTGGCAGATGACCAAATCCAGCTAATTGTAGACCAAGGCAACTACTTTGCTTTTAAGGTAGATGACATTGAAGAGCGTCATTCACACCTTAACTTTGAGTCTCTTGCAACTTCTTCTGGTGCTTACGAGTTGAAGAAAGCATTTGACTTTAACGTTCTTAGCGACATCTACAGTAATGCTGCAACAAGTGCTGGCAATACTGGAACAGACGGATCTCCTTTAACTGGAGCTAGTACTACTCTTACAGGCGATGAACTTGCTGACGTAATTAGTGGTGCTGCTAAAGTATTAGATGAGAACGATGTCCCTTACGAAAATCGTTGGTTAGTAGCCGACCCTGAGTTTTTTAATGTACTACGTCAAGCATCTGCAAAGATTATGGACGCTAGTGTTACTGGAGAAACAGGTTCTGCTCTAATGAATGGTCAAGTAACAGATCGTATCATACATGGTTTCAAAATGTATCAGACCAACGCCATCGTTAACGGTGGTGCTGCTAATGCTGCAAACCATACATTCGCATCAACAAATGGTGGTGAACATATTTTCCTTTATGGTCATATGAGTGGAGTTGCTACAGCTTCCCATATTGCTAAAACGGAAGTCATTCGTGACCCTGATAGTTTTTCCGACATTGTTCGTGGTCTTCACGTTTTCGGACGTAAAGTATTACGTGGCAGTGGCGATGGCTACAAGGCTGTGTTCTCTGGCGTTGCTGATCTTGGCTCATAAGGAGGATATAAACTATGGCTACTTATAATAGAACGGCTACTGGTGGCGGTACGGTTGGACACCCATCCAACGCTGCAGTGCCTTATGTAATGACTTCTCCTGTATGGGATACTGCTGATGGTGGTGCTGGAGGTGACATTGTTCAGTTAATCGATGTTCCTGCAGATACTATGATTGTTGCAGGTTGTCTAGAAGTGCTTGAAGCACGAGGCAATGGTCAGATTACTATGGATATTGGTTTTACTGGTGGTGATGTAGATGCGTTACTTGACGGATCTGCTTGCGCTGCTGGTTTTAGCCCATTCCTAGAAGCTGCAGTAGGAGCTTCTGGTGCTAATGCACGTATCTTAACAAGTGCTGATACTATTGATGCTCTCATCTTAGATGGTGGCTCCAGTGGTGAATCTGCACTGCGATTCCGCATTCATGTTGTGTTGGCAGATATTTCTAGAAACCCAACAGAATCGGCTACAGTATCTACGGGTACTTAATTACTTAACAGTTTTGTGGGGTTCTGTTAAAAAACCCTACACTTTCTTGCTTTGTTCAATTATCTGTGAAAGAAATAATATGTTTATGAAATTACTATCTGACGAAGAAGCTGTGTCTTGCTTCAAAGCTATTCCAAAAGACGCATTTAAAGATGGCAACAAATCACAGCCATTAGAAAATATTAAAAAAAATACGGAATCAGTTACTGTACCAGAAGAAATCCGTAAGTTACTAATTTCTAGAATTTACGATGCACACTATATAGATAGTGTTTACTGCCCAACAAGAGTATCAGTTAACTATTACAATCAGTATGAAAAAGGTGATTACTATAATCTTCATATAGATAACTTTAAAGCTTCTCCGAAGTCTAATAATGTTTTCTTTGATTATGGTTTTTCAATAAATTTAAGTGACGATTATAGCGGTGGAGAGATTTACTTTCAAACAGAAACAGGAATAATAGGACGTAAGCTTGAACTAGGTGAAGCTGTTATATTTCCAATTATTTATCCGCATGGTGTAAAAGAAGTAACAAAAGGAAAAAGAACTAACATACTTGGATGGTTTTCTTCTAACGTTACTTATGAACAATCTTATATTTTAAGAAATTTGTATGAAGTCACACAAGCATTAAGCAAAAGTCAACCAGAAGGATTACCTACGTTTACAAAGTCAGTCCTTGTACAAAATTATCTCAAAAAAGAATGGGGTAAATAAGATTAAAACGGAGTAAGGATAATATGGCAACGTTAAGTTTAACAACTCACTTTACTGTAGACATACCAGATGATGATTCACATACCATCACTGGTGGAAGCACAACCGCTACTGACAGTATAACCATAACACACTATTTTGATAGGCGATACAGTATTACTAATAATACGTTAGTTGAAGTGTGGAATGATACACTGTTAGCAGACTTTGACTTTTTATGGATAGAGTCTAATCAAGCTGTAGAGATACAGCTTATGTGCAACGAAGGTGGAACAGTATCGGGAAGCAATCTTGAGAATGCATGGGTTGTTAAACTTCAAGCTGGCATACCTTTTTGTCTTGCAGACGATCTTAGCAGAAACAGAGGTGATGTTGCAGGAAGTTTCAGTGAATCTAATTATCTTGCAGAAAATGATACATGGGAAACAAACTGGACTGCAGATACAATCGATAGAATAGAATGTTACAACTCATCAGGTAGTACCGCTAACGTGCGTGTATTTGCTGCAACTTAAAATAGGAAAAAATAATGGCTGGAAAAAGAAGTTATGGGGAAGATAGAACAACAGGTATAAAAACTAGCGTATCTAAAAGATTAGGTATTATAGATGCTTTAGAAAAATTAGGTGTGAATGTAAATAGAGATGCTACAACAGAATCTTTAGAAGCAGTTCTTAAAGCTAAAAAGAAATTAAAAGCTACAGGTATGCAAGACGGTGGCGGTGTAATGCCTGATATTATTGATTTAGATGGTGATGGCAATAAAGATGAATCTATCAAGTCAGCTGCTTCTCAAAAGAAGAAAAATAAAGGAATGATGGGTGGCGGTTACGTTAAACCTAAAAAGATGGGTCATGGTGGTATGGCGTATCGTGGTAGAAACTATGCATACGGTGGCAGAGTTGCAAAGTATAAAGGTTAGTTAGTATGTCTGAACGACAGAAACCTATAGCACGTAATAAGAAAAACTATCGCGCTTCAGATAAAGGCGCAGGTATGACAGAAGCTGGTATTAAAGCACATCGTAGGGCAAATCCAGGTTCTAAGCTTAAAGGTGCTGTTACAGGAAAAGTTAAAGCTGGGAGTAAATCTGCTAAAAGACGTAAAAGTTTTTGTGCAAGATCTTTAGGACAAATGAAAAAGTTTCCCAAGGCTGCTAAAAATCCTAAAAGCAGATTACGGCAAGCACGTAAAAGATGGAAGTGTTAAAACATGAATTATCTAGAACTTGTAAATAGTGTTCTTACTGAACTTAATGAAATAGAATTAACAGCAGATACGTTTACTTCGTCTAGAGGCGTACAGTCTATGGTTAAAGGCGTAGTAAATAAAGCTATTAACGATATTTATAATTCAGAAATAGAATGGCCTTTCCTTATAGAAACACAAACAGATGATCTCATTGCAGGTACACAAGAGTATAACTTTCCTTCAGATTTTAGAAAGATAGACTTTGATTCATTTATGTTACTTCCTAAAAATCTTATAAGAAACGGAACCTTCCTATCAAGTCTTTATAACTGGACGACAGTATCTGGAAGTCCTATTCGTGTTGACACAACAACGTTAGGTGCTACTGTCGCAGGAGCATTACAACTTAGTAGTGCAGAAGTTACACAATCTGTTCAAACAATTATTAACAAACAATACATAGTTCGTACTCGTACTTTTTCTAATGATGTTAATTTAAAAATAGGAACATCTTCAGGCGGTACACAAAATCTCAGTAAAACTTTAAGTGTTGTGAATGCAGGTGATGGTGAATGGTTAACATCTCCGTTTACAGCTACATCCACTACAACGTTTATCGGTCTTTCTGAAACAAGCGGTAGCGTAACAGAAATAGATACCATAGAAGTTGTAGAGAACGAACAACCACGTAAACTACAGTACATGTCTCACGATGAGTGGTTTGAAAGTTTTTCAGAAACAGATCTTAACCAGACTTCTAAGAATCAATTTGCAATGCCGTTATATATTTTTGAAACAAATGATGAAAAGTATGGCGTATCTCCCGTACCAGACAGAGTACTAAGTGTAAACTATAAATATTATAAGACACATGCTGACCTATCAAGTCATACGGATGTACCTATATTACCTGTTCGTTTTCACGATACAGTTGTTAATCGTGCTAAGTATTACACGTACATGATGAGAGCTAACGTAGCAGGATCACAACTATCTGAAAAAGATTTCTTAACAGGTATTAAAAGAATGAGGGTAGAACTTTTAAACAAAAAGAACTACATGTATGCAAGTGGTTTAAAATCTTCAGGCAGGTTTTTAAAAGTTAATACATAAAGGAATAAAAATTGGCTCAAGTAACAGAACCAGAATATATATCCCCATACGTTGTTACGACATCAGGCGGTTTAGTTCTAGACAGGGATGTATATACAATGCCTGTAGGAGCTGCATCTGTTCTTCAAAACTTTGAACCTTCTGTTAAAGGTGGTTACCGTAGGCTAGACGGAACTGCTAAGTTTTCAAGTTCACAAGTAAATGGTTCCAACAAAATAACAGGAGTTGCTGTATTTGGTAACGGTGTAATAGCAATATCTGGAACTGCAGTCAAATACGGAAGTGGAAGTTCTTGGGCTTCAGTTGCAACACAGGCAGTTACACCTGTAAGACCACGATTTGAAAGATACAACTTCAACGGAACAGACAGCATTGTATGGATAGATGGTGCTAATGCACCTACAAGATGGACAGGATCTGGAAGTGCAACAGTATTAAATGCTTCTGGCGCACCTGCTGATGCAACTTCAGTATCTTCGTTTCAAAACCATCTATTCTATGCAGGTACATCTTCCGCACCTCAACAAGTACAGTTTACAGTTCCTTTTACGGAAACAGACTATACTGGAAGCGGATCAGGAAACATAAAAGTAGATACAGAAATTGTAGCCCTAAAGTCGTTTCGTGATGATCTCATTATATTCGGTAAAGACAGAATATACAAACTATCAGGAAGTTCTAGTGCAAACTTTGCAATAACACCTATCTCTCGTAACATTGGTTGTAGTGATGGAAACAGTGTTCAGGAAATAGGCGGTGACATTATCTTTTTAGCACCTGACGGTTTAAGAACAATCGCTGGTACGGCTAGAATTGGTGACGTTGAATTAGGAACAGTTTCTAAACAGATACAGGAAAGGATTAACAGTGTTGGATTTGATAATATTTCTTCTCTTGTTATAAGACGTAAAAGTCAATACAGGCTTTTCTATCCTACTACTGGTGGTACAGAAGCAGGAGCATATGGCATAATAGGCGTTATTAAGTCAAACCCCCAAGGACAAATTGGTTGGGAATACGCTGACATGAAGGGTATTAAGGTTGCTTGTTGTGATTCTGATTTTGTAGGAAATATTGAAACAGTTGTACATGGTGGCTTTGATGGATTTGTGTACCAACAAGAAAGTGGTAATACGTTTGCAGGTACAAACATAAATGCAATATACCGATCTCCTGATCTTACGATGGGAGATGCAGGTATACGTAAAGTTATGCAACGTATTAATTTAAACTTTGATACAGAAGGATCTGTAAACGCTTCATTGTTTGTAAAATATGATTTTGAAGATACCAGTGTTCCGCAACCTGCAGCATACTCTTTAACAACTCAGAGTTCAGCAGCTGTGTACGGTTCAGGCACATACGGTACATCAGCATACGGTGCAAGAGGTATTCCGATTGTAAGACAAAGTGTAGAGGGAAGTGGGTTTACGGTTGTAATACGAGTAGAAGATTCATCGTCCAACCCACCGATAAATTTGAAAGGTTTTGAGTTAGAGTTTACTCCAGGAGCTAGAATGTAATGACAGGTTATTCCGCAAGACAAAGTTCATATACCACAGGTGATACAATTAATGCAGCAGATTCTAATAATGAATTTGATGCTATTGTAACAGCTTTTGGTACAAGTGGACACAATCACGATGGCACTGCTGGTAACGGTGGTGCGTTATCTAAATTAACAGGTAGTAATTCTATCACAATAGGTGCTGCAACAGCAGGTACTGATATTACCGTAACGTTTGATGGAGAAACAAACGATGGTGTATTGTTGTGGATGGAAGACGAGGATCATTTTAAATACAACGATGACATACTGTTAATAGACGATAAAAATATTATCTTTGGAACAGATTCTAATGTTCTTATAGGTTACGATGAGTCTGTTTCAGATTCGTTACGTATTAAAGCAACAGAGGGAGCAGGGTTAGCTATTACTCTTTGTGCAGATGAAGGTGACGATGCAGGTGATGAGTGGAAATTAAACATTGCAGATGGTGGTGTACTTACATTAGGTAACGATATAAATAGTGCAGGTACGTATGTAACTCACATGACGATGACACCTAACTCAACAGTTGCTAATTCTACTGTTGCTTTTGCAGGTGGTGTAACAGTAGCTGGTGATCTTACTATTACAGGTGATGATCTTGTAATGGGTACAAATACCAGCGGTCATATAATGGTTGCCGATGGTACAAACTTTAATCCAGTAGCTGTATCTGGTGATGTTACTATGGCTGCATCAGGAGCCGTCTCGATTGCAAACGATGCAGTAGGTGCAGATGAGTTAGCGTCTAACTCTGTAGTAAATGCAAGTGTAACATCAGACGCTGCAATAGCAATTAGTAAAACAGCTTTGGTTGCTGGAACTAACATTACTTTAGCTACAAACACTCTTAACGTAGATGATGCTTTTCTTGTTAATAACGGAGATGATGCAACTAGCGGAGTAATTACCTCTGCAGGTTACAAGGCTAATCTGGCAGATGGTGCTGGTGATGTATCTGTTGCTTTCCAACAGGGAGGTACAACAGGGTATGTCATGGGTATTGATGACTCTGACGCTAACAAATTTAAAATACATTCTTCAACAGCACTTGCAGATACAAGTGACTTTGAAATGGATTCTTCAGGAAATGTAACTATTGCTGGAACTGTAACGTTAACTACTGATCTTACTGTACCGAATGGAGGAACAGGAGCTTCTACCTTTACAGACGGTGGTATCTTATTGGGATCAGGAACTGGCGCAATTACTGCTATGGCGGTATTGGGCGATGGAGAAATGATTGTTGGAGATGGAACAACAGACCCTGTAGCTGAAAGCGGTGCTACACTGCGTACCTCTATAGGTCTTGGGTCTATTGCTACTCAAGCTTCTGACTCCGTAAGTATTACAGGAGGATCAATAACAGGTATTACTGATTTAACTGTTGCTGATGGTGGTACTGGAGCATCCAGCTTAACAGACGGTGGAGTACTTTTAGGATCAGGCACAGGAGCTATTACAGCAATGGCTGTACTAGGTGACGGTGAGATGATCGTGGGTGACGGTACAACTGATCCAGTTGCAGAAAGTGGAGCTACTCTTAGGGCTTCTATTGGTGTAGCAATAGGGTCTGACGTACAAGCATTTGATGCAGACACTTTGAAAGCTGACACTGCAGACAATCTCACCGCTGGTTTTTCTACAACCGTACACGATGCTGGCACTAAATCGTCTGGCACTTATACACCTGACCAAGATGACGGCAACATACAAAAAGCTGTGAACGGTGGAGCGCATACTCTAGCTCCAACGGTAGATGATTGTGCAGTGATAATTCAATATACAAACAACGCTTCCGCTGGAACAATCACTACGTCTGGTTTTACGCTGGTCGATGGTGATGACATCAGTACAACTAACGGAGATGATTTCTTTTTCTATCTAACTAAAGCAAACGGATTTTCCCTTTTGACAGTGAAAGCTCTCCAATAATGTTCGCTTCTATCTACTCAATGCAAGGTGGCTCTAGTATTTTTGGTGGAGACTTCTTTGCCACAGGTGGTAATACTATTGCTGGTAACGGTTTAAATATCGTACACACTTTTACCTCAAGTGGTACATTTGCCGTTGTTAAAGGAACCGCTACGGTTGACTATCTTGTTATTGCAGGTGGTGGCGGTGGTGGAAAAAGACGAGGTGGTGGTGGCGGTGCTGGAGGCTATCGAGCATCTTGGAACAGTGAAGCATCTGGTGGCGGAGCATCAAGCGAAAGTAGTCTTACGCTAGGCAAAGGAAGTTACACCTGTACAGTCGGAGCAGGTGGTGCTGGATCAACCAGCGATACTGCCAACGCTGTTGCAGGAGTTGCTTCAGTATTTGGTTCTATTAGCACTGTTGGAGGTGGCTCTGGTGCTTCAAATAATACTGGTGGAGGCGGAGGCGGAGGAGATGCATTACTTGGTGGATCAGGTGGTGGAGAAGCTGGAAATGGCTCTGTTGGAGTCGGTGGTTCTGGAACATCAAATCAAGGTTTTGCAGGAGGTAACGCACACGCACTTACAGCAAATGACGGTGCTGGTGGTGGCGGTGGAGGTGCTTCAGCAGTAGGAGCCAATGGTGGAACAGCGGCTGCGGCTTCGGGTGCAGGTGGAGCAGGAGTAGCTTCTACAATTACGGGCAGTTCTGTAGTCAGAGCTGGAGGTGGTGGAGGCGGTGCAAATGACGGATCAACAAACGCAGCAGGCGGTAATGGTGGCGGAGGCGCAGGTTCTGGTGGAGGATCAGACGCATTACCAGTGGCAGGTACAGCCAATACTGGTTCTGGTGGTGGAGCAGGTGGAGGTAATATTTCAATATCGCCTGACAATGGAGCAGCAGGTGGTTCAGGTGTAGTCATAGCAAGTTACAGACCT